CGCGTGGATCTCGTCGACTCGGTCGTCCGGTTGAACCTTGACGAAGGTGTAGCGGCGCGCCGACGCTCGAGCCGCGCGTTTCCTGGCGGTCCTGTGCTCGGCTGTCCATTCGTCGATCGGTTGGATTGGGGCTGCGGCCATCACGTCGTAGCCGCCTTCGCTCAACTGTTTGTAGAGCGGATACGCGAACTTGGCGCATTGCGCGAAATCGCACGCGGCCTCAAGGTCGATCTGTTCGGTGTCCACCGTCACGAGTACGCCTTGTGAACGACGATCGCCATGTTCGACCCGACGATCTCGCCGTCCGCGTTCGCGGACGGGAAACTCGAGAACCCCGACCAGGGCCAGCCGTCGCCCCATCCGATCGTGGTAGCGATCCCTCCCAGGGTGCGGTCGTAGTCGAGCGCGTTCACGATCGACAACGGGTGTTCGTCGTCCATGAAGTCTTTGAGCAGCCGGTTAGCCTCGACGGAGGCTGCTGACCCGGTGCGGACACCGATCGTGAGTGGGATGCCGCCGTAGAGTTCGCCGAACGCTCCAGAGCTACGGTCAAGACCGTTAGAGGCTGTTGGAAAGATGGTGATGTACGGCGTCTCAGCAACCGCGAACAGGTCTCCTTCGACATGGACCGTGATGTCGGTGACGGTGGAGAAGACGTGCTCGATCTGGCCGACTAGTGCGTCGGTGATGTCGTTCAACGTGATCAAGGGGGATTAGGCGAACCCGAATCTTGATTTCAGTGGTGAGAGCCGTTCCGCGTACCTGTTCCATGAGTAGCGGCCCGGCTGCATGGCCACCATCTCGTCCATCACTCCGAGAACGCCAGGTGCTGATTCGGTGTGCCGCCACAGGTCTGCGGCCCGGTCAAGGTTCACCTGGGCGCACAACGCAAGGTCAGATCCTGAGAGTGGCGGGCCGACGAGTGGGTCGCGGTCTAGTTCGGCGTCTATCTCGCGTGCGGCAGCAATGATGACCCGTTCCAAGGCTGCACGCTGCGCGGTGCTCGGCTCCCTGATTTTCAAGATCCGTTGTAGCTCAGCCACCGACGTATACGGGGCACCCGTCGTCGGTGTCGTGTTCTGAACTGGGACGGTCGGCTGCGACTCGTCCAGCGAGGCGTCGAAGAAGACGACGCGATACCAGAGGTCTGGTAGATCGCTGGCTAGGTCGGTGGTGAAGTTGCGGACGATCGGGTTCGCCGGGTCGGTGTCGACGGGGTCGAGCGGTTGTGTGTCGATGACCGTCCAGGGGCCGATGTCGGTTGGGCCTTCCTCGATGGTGATGGTCGTCCACGGAAGGCTGTCATACCGTGGTGATGGCAGGTAGTCCTCGAAAGTGATGACTTGGCTCATTCGATTACGCCTGCTTTCGGTTTCGCGATGTCACCGGCGTCCGGGTCGTCGATCACGCCACCAGTTGAACCCTCAAGCCAACCGTGGATCGCCTCGTCCGTGATGCCCACTGAGGGTCCGTGGATGTGGCCGCGGCCAATCGCTTTCAGGATCTTCTGTTTGAGGAGACTGCCGAGTGTGGTGACCTGGGCGATCATCACGACGACGAAGCCCTGGACGATCTGTCCTGTCACCTTTGACGCTGCGGTGAGGCTGGCGGCGATGTTCTTGGTGACGGTCGCGGTGGCTGTTGCCGAGGCTGTGAGGAAGACCTCGAGGACGCCGCCGACGTGCTGGATGACCGCCGACGCCGTTGAGATGGCGGTGAGTGTCTTCGCGACGAGCTTCGTAACCGTGGCATTGCTGGTCACGGTGGCCGCGAGCGTCTTGCCAACTAGACGGGATAGTGTCGCTGCAGACGTGCAGGCCGCGGCGACGTTCTTTCCGACACTCCGCGTAACCAGCACGGTCGCCGTTGCTGCCGCTGTCATCTTGTGAGCGATTGTCTTGCTGATGGTCGCGGCTGCGATCACAGTCACTGTGAGTGCGACGTGGAAGGCTTTGATCGCCGCGATCGTCGCCGTCACTGTCGCTGTTGTTGCGGTGATGAGCTTGTTGACCTTGTTGGCGATGAACGCGGCTGCGGTGGCTGTGGCGTTGATGGCGACCGCGACGGTGCGCGTCTTCGTGATCGTCGCCGTGGAGGTGACTGTGGCGGTCACCGTCTTCAGCGCGTTCCGCACGATCGAGGCTGTAGCTGTTGCCGTCGCCGAGAACGACACTCTGATCGTCTTCAACGCCAACAGCACAGCCGTGATCGTCGCGGTGGCGCTCAACTGTTTCCCGATGCTCTTGACCAGGGAGGCTGTAGAGGTCATGGAAGCCGTGACCGTGCGTGCGACGGAGCGCGTCATGGACGCGGCAGAGGTGCAGGTGGCGCTGATCGTGTGAGCGATCTGGCGGGTGATCGATGCCACGGCCGTCACGGAGGCTGTGAGGGTGACCAGGATCGCCTTGATCGCGGCCATCACGGCGGCCACTGTCGAGGTTGCGTTCAGGTGCGAGAGGAGGTTTTTCACGATCGACGCCGTGACGGTCGCCGTCGCAGTCAGGGATTGGGCGAACAGTTCGCCGCTGGCGAGGCTGGCGAGGCTCGAGATGGTCGCGGTGAGGTTCTTGCCGACAGACTTGGCTAGTGCCGCGGTTGTGGTGGCTGTGGCTGTGAGGGTGACGGTGATCCCCTCGATCGCGTCCATCAACGCCGAGGTTGTCACTGTGGCGGTGACGAGTTTCCCGATGTTCTTGATGATGGAGTCCGCGGCCACCGTGCAAGACCCTGTGAGTGTCGATGTGGCCGACTTCGTGACGGTCGCTGCTGCCGTTGCTGCCGCTGTGATCGCGTGGGCTACCTGACGTGTCATCGACGCCGCGGCAGTCGCCGTGGCGGTCAGGGAAGCGAGGATCGTCTTCAGCGGCGAGACCACCGCCGTGGATGTCGCGGTTGCCGTGAGGGACTTGCCGATGCTCTTGACGATCTGAGCAGTCGCAGGCACGGTCGCTGTCACGTTCAGGGCAACCGACCTAGAGATAGAGGCGGCAGACGTCGCTGTCGCGCTCAACGTCACCAGGACGGCGCGGATTGCGGCCATCACCGCGGACGCGGTCACCTGACCAAGTACGTTCAGGTTCACCTGGCGCGCCATCGACGCCGCCGCAGCCGGCAGCGCAACGGTTAGCAGCTTGCCGACGCTCTTGCTGATTGACGCTGCGACGGTCGCTGTCGCGGAGAGTGTGGCGAGAGCCGTTTTGGCCGCGGTGAGTGTTGCGGCGACTGTTGCGTTCCCCGTGAGCGAATGAGTGACCTGATTCGTGAAGGAAGCAGCGGCTGTCACGCCGGGTGTCACGAGCTTGCCGATTTGGCGGCTCACCGTTGCGGCACACGTCCCAGCAGCGGTGACCGTCTTCCCGGCACTCTTCGTGACCGAGGCGGCCACGGTTCCTGCCGCTGTTAGCAGGACGCCGATCGCTTTCAACGCGACAACGGACGCGGTCGACGTCACTGTCGCCGTCACGTTCTTGCCGACCGTGTTCGCGAAGGTCGCAACCGCGGTCATGGTCGCGGTCAGCGTCTTGGCGAATGTGACCGCTCGAGCAATGGACGCTGCGGCTGCAGGCAGTGCGACTGTCAGTGACTTCCCAGTGGACCGCAGGGCAGAAGCGGTGCTTGTGACTGTCGCCGTAAGCGTGGCAGACAGCGCATTGACCATTGAGATCGTTGCCGTACTCGTCGCGTTACCGGTGACGATCTTCCCGGCGGACTTCGCGATCGTCCCGGCTGAGGTGGCTGTCGCAGTGAACGAGTGGGCGACGCTCTTGGCAACCGAGGCAGACACTGCGGGGAACGCCACGGTCAGTGTCTTTCCTACGGAGCGAACCATTGAGGCTGCGCTTATGGCTGTCGCTGAGAGAGAAGCAACGATCATCTTCGCCGCTGCGAGGGCAGCTGTGGAAGTCCCGTTCGCTGTGATGGGTTTGGCGACGGATTTGATGATCGTTGCGGAGCTCATCCCGGTCGCGGTTATCGCCTTGGCGATGCTTCGCGCTATCGACGTCGTGACTGCGGGCAGCGTCACCGAGAGTTGCTTGCCGACCGACTTGGTGATCGAGGCCGTGCTGGTCGCTGTCGCGGTCAAAGCTGCCACTGCCAGTTTCACAGCCGCGACTGTTGCTGTCACGGTTCCGTTCCCTGTGGCCAACTTTCCGGCCGACTTGACGATGGATGCGGTGCTTGTTCCGTTCGCGGTGACCGTCTTGCCGACGCTCTTGACGACAGTTGCTGCGGCAGCGGGGAGTGTGACTCTCACGAGCTTCCCGACGGAGTTCGTGAACGCTGCCGTGGCCAACGATGTTGCTGTCAACGCCTGCGGCGTCGTGACATTGGCCGTCCCTTGGGTTCCGACCCAGGCGCGGCGATGTTGCTGCCGTCGCGAATACGGCCTACTGAAAAATAGGTTCGGCAAGTCGGCTCAGAAAGAGAGTGTTAGGGAAGTTCGCGGACGCGCATGTCCCCGCTCAGGAGGATCGCGTCAGCAGGCGTTGTGTTGAGGCGGAACACGATCGCGGCTGCGTTCGCGACAACGTCACGATGTTCAGCGGGTGGCGCATACACGTAGGGGATCCGGTTGTTCATCCCGTCCGGGTGGCGGTTGATGATCGAACCGCTCGTCGTCGCCTTCGTCGTGTCGTTCACCCTGGCGGTGAACCCCGCTGCGGCATCGTTCACGATCGTCGGAGCCGGCGTCGGCGCCGTCCCACCTGAACCCGCCGTGACAGTCGCGGGCAGATAGAGCAGCTCCACGTCAAAGAGTTCTTCCTGGGCGTCCCCAGCGTCCGCTGACCCGCCGGAGGCGGCGACGTAGATAGATTCGATGATGCAGATCTTGTCAGCGGCCGGCTTGATATAGAAGAGGTCCTGCTGGGCGGTGACGGAGACGGCGACGAAGCTGACGCTGTATCCGCGTCCGAGGCCGATCATGCTTCACGCACCTCCTCGATCACACTCAGCGACTTCACCACAGTCACGTCCTTGAGGCTGCCTATGAGCTTGTCCATCACGTCAGTCTCAGCAGCCCTGGCTGCTTTTCTTCGTGACGGGCTGTATCCGGACGCGTCAGGGTCTTTGATGTCGTAGTCGAAGGGCACGTCAACGACTAGCCGGACTCTTGCGACGAGTTCCATTAGTTCCACCTGTCCATTGTGTTGTGACGGTGTGACAGTGATCGTTGGGGTGTACCAGCCACCAACGAAGCAGAAGCTGATGCGGTGAATAATGTCAACGCGAGGGGTGGAGTGATAAACGCAGCATTGTTTGTCGTTGAGCCTTCAGTCGTCCCGTCATAGAAGAACGAAGACGTGTATGCAGTGGCCATACTCTGCGTGAACTGATCGGATACTTCGAAGACCAGAATATCGCCATCGCTAATAGCAAGATCGGTGCCTCCTACGCTCCCACCAACTGAGAAGGTCAGTTCGGCTGTCGACGCCGGCGCCGAAGGAGTAAAAGCGACTCTGTTGTTCGTAGTGGTCCCTACTATGGCACCTGTCGAAGGTCTCCAGCAATAGGCCGTAACTGTTATGCCCTGATTGTGGTTTGTATTGCTCTCGGAACGGGCGCCTGCACAGGTCCAATTTGCAGCACTACCGAACAGAATTGTCTGCGCTGCGAGCGGCCGTGACACAAACCTTCTGAATCCCCAACGCTGAACACTTGTATTGGCTTGGGCGGTGAACGAGGCGGATGTTTGTGCGGCACCTAGTACGTCTGTAGCGTCGCGAGCAGTTCTCGCTCCGGTAGCATCACCAGTCGTGTCCGGACCGATAGTGGCGAATGCCCCTGTTGGCATCGTTCCCGTGTTGGGCGTTGCGGCATCGTGAAAGTAGAACTTGCTGATCGTGGCCATCTACGACTCCACAATCCGGAAATCGCAACAACCGGTGAACCCTGGAGCAACCGGACAGTCAAGACCAGGCGTTGGTAGCTCTCGCGCCTGCTTGACGGTCTCGATCAGAACATCGTCGACGACTGCACCCACCATGCAAGCTCGGTTGCCGTCACAGAACCCGTGAACTTCCCAGCGTCGACCATCCGTATGTCGGTAACGGATGTAACCACGCCGCCGCTCCTCGATTAGAACATAAGGGTCAAGCGTCTTCTCTAAGAGGTCACAGCGAACGTTGTCTCCGCGATCTCTTTGAAGTAGAACTTGAACGTCCCCAACTCCGCCGTACAACTGACGATCCCGTAACCAGCCAAAATCGGGAAAGATGTCCCGTCGGAGACCCATTTGCCTAAGGCCCAGGGGCTGTATCCCGGCGCGTCGTAGCAATAGACCACGATCCGTGGGCTGGGCGCAGACTTTGGCAGTGTGTAACTGAACGTCACAGTCGAACCAGCAACAACCGGCTGCGGCTGGTCCAGCGTGATTGATGCTCCCGATGGAGCGGCAGCTGCCGTCGGTGCGAGCAGAACGGCCGTGAAGCAGCCGAGTATCAGTAGCCGTTTCATGGGATAGCCTCCAGCGCGCCGGCCCGCTGCTTCCATGCTGGGGACGGTGGGCCGGCACCGTCGACACCGACGCTACGCCTCGAGGCTGCGGCTGTCTAGTCAAGAATTCCACTGGCCGATCGACTAGTTGTCGAAGACCGCCGAGATCGTGAAGGAAATGCTGTCACCACTGGACAAGCCGATGCTGGTGAAGTCTCCTTTGAGGAACAGGTTCCCGGAGCCCATCGTGGCGTTGTCCCACAATCCGGCGTTCGTCACGGAACCGGCACCCGTTGCAGTCCGGGTCCCCGTGACCCTGTAGGTGTCATTGGTTGTCGTGGTCGTCTGCTGCGACGACGTACCGGTCGTTCGGGTACCGGTACCTGTGGAGAGGTCGACGTCCTTCTCGGTGAAGAGGGTCGTGTCGGCGACAGCGGTCGTGCCGGCGCCGGTTCCCCATCCGATGAATTTCGGCTCAGTGCCTGATCCGGCGATCCTGTTCGTAACAATCGCAAGCCCGCCGTCAACTACTTTGGTTGCCATGTTCTAGCTCCTCTTCTTCTTGGGTTTGATGAGTCGCACGGCTCTGACGAGCGGGTTGCGGTAGTAGCTGGCCACGACCCCGTGGTCTTCGACGGTTCCGTCGGCTCGTGTGACTACGACTTCGATGGTTGCTTCTTTGACGGGGCCTTTGGCCTGGATTCCGCTCACTTTTTCTTGGTTGCTTTCTTTGCTGTTGTTTCGGTTGTTGCGCTACTGGTGGTGGTCCCGGTGAGGCCGCTGAGAGTGCTCGATGTGGTGCTCTGTGGTGTTTCGCCTTTCGGGTTGTAGTAGCCCTTCTGGCGCCGTTCTCTGTATGGCGTCAACTTGGCTCCTCTCCACATGTGAGGACCCGGCATCGACTGCCGGGTCCTCACTTCGTTCAGCGTCTCCTGGTTAGGAGGCGGTCGTGATCAGTGCGAACGCGCCGTCGTCGACGACGACTGCCTTGAACGCGCCGATGATTCCGACCTCGATGCCGCCGATGGCGGGCTCGACGGTGCGGAGCTCGACGGGTGCGCCTCCGGTCTCGGCGACGAGGAACCCGTTGATGTCACCGACGACGATCGTCCCCGACGGCATCCCACGGCTCACGAGGATGTTGAGGGGGCCGATGTTGTTGCCGTTGACGCTGGTGAAGATCGCCTGCGGCGTCGACGTCAACCCGAGCAGGTATCCGTACCGGTCAGGGGACAGGATGATCGTGTTCGCTGTCCGCTGGCTGTTCGCGTACACGGCTGCGTAGCCGGCACCGACCGCGGTCATGATCGTTGCGAAGTCGGCGGTTCCGCCGAGCGTCGTCCCGATCTCATGCGTGAACGCTGAGTCTACGAGCGTCTGTGCGGCGTTCTGCTCCGTCTTCAACGCGTAGTCGGCTGCGGCCAAGTCGAACCAGAGCTGCAGCGCGTCCGGGGTCGACCAGTTGATCGCCTGCCAGGACAGGTCGCCGCCGCCGAGGTACGTCTGGGCGGTCGCCTGTTCGAGATCGACGTGCATCGCCTGGTTGCCAGCCTCGGTCTTCTCCGACGCCTGCACGTCGACGACTGGCCGCTGCGAGACCTTCGGATACGTCAACTGGCCGCGGAGCAGCGTCGTGCGCGGTGACGCGTCGACGAGCGGACGCGACTTGTTGATGACCTGGAAGATCTGGTCGATGTACTGCGGCGGCTGCAGGCCACCGACATCCGAGCTGAGCGTGTTCGCCGGGGTGCGCTTGACGATGTTCAGCCGCTCGTGTGCCTGCGTGACCGCCTTCTCGCCGCCGGCAAGCTGTGCGATCTCGGCGAAATGCTGACCCGGCTGGGTCAGGATCCGGTCGTACGCGTAGTCGGCGAACGTCCGGTAGACGGGCTCGCCGTCCGACTCGTCGAGACGTCCGTCGGCGTTCGCGATGACGCGGCGGACGCGCTTGGCGTTCTCGATCGCCGTCCTGGTCGCCTCGATGTCCTTGGACCGCTGGTCGATCCTTGTGTCCAGCTCGACGAGCTGCTCGCGGTACGCCTTGAACTGCTCCTCGTCCGCCTCGGTCGGCGTCGAGTCTCCGCGCTCTTTGATGTCCTGTGCGAGCGCCTCGAACTTGCGTTGAATCAGGTCACGCTTGTCGAGCTCCTGCGAGAGCAGGGCTTCGCTGTGCGTGGTGTCTGCTGCGACACTCATGCCGTTGTCCTCCCGAACTAGTGGGTTGCCTGACGTGCTGGCGGGTGCCGCGTTCGGGGGTGCCGGCTAGTCCGGGGTGCCCGTAATAGAGCGGGGTGCGCCGTGCGGTGGTGCTGTGTCGTGCGTTGCTGCTGCTAGTCCGCCTCTGTCGATTCGGTCTGCAACAGGTTCTGGAGCCTGTCGAGGATCTCGCGCATCGTCGAGATGTCCTCGGGATCGTCTTCTTCGGCGATCCAGTTCTCAGCGATCGACACCATCATCTGGAGCCTGTTCGCGGAATCTTCGTCGGCCGCCTCGTCGACGGCTTCTGGTGCCTGACGGGCTGCCGGCGTTGACGTCCCTGCCGACTGGGAGAGGAGCCGCTCGAGCGTCGCCTTCGCCGAGTCGCGCTGAGACTGGCTCGCGTCCTTGGGGAAGCCCTGGCCGATCCGTGACAACGCGTTGCGGACGGCGTTGACGTTCACCTCGCGCGTTCCCGGTTCCCGGACGGGCAGGTAACACATCTGTTTCGTCTTCGGCTTCCCGGCGGGGTTCAGATCAATGACGGAGGCGGAGCAGTATTCGTCCACAGAGGGCCACCTGGATGAACTGCCATCCCACGGCCTCTCTGTGAAGGCACGCTCAACGATGTCTACGACCTCGTCAGGCGGGACGATGCCGATGCGACGGCACCGCTCACGGATCTCGTCCGGCAAGCTGATCATGGCCAGCATCTCGTCGTCGTCTTCGTCGACCATCAGGTCTTCCTCTCTCACAGCGAGCACGCCCGCCGATTGGTAGGCCGGATTGCGGCAGAGAGCGACGTTGACGAGATGGGCTTTCATTCGCTGGACGACGCCGTTGTCCATCCGCACCGACTTCTTCACGCGCGCCTCGAGCGAGATACCGTTCAGGGCGCCATCGTTGACTAGCTCGAGCGTCTTGTCGCCGTCAGCCGAGTTGAGGATCCGGAACGACCCGTAGAACCCGTCGTCGGACTCCCTGAGCGCTTCGCCGCGGCCCAGCACGTCAGCCATTGTTTGGCCGTGCTCGAAGTTGACGTACACCTCTCGGGCGCGGCCTGCACGCGCGCCGCGAACCTGGTCCGAGAACGCACCCTGCATCCACATTTCCCGGTACAGCGGTCCGCCATCGGATACCTCTGTTGGGATCCCGTAGGGGACGATGCGGACGTCGATGGTGCGGCCGTCGCCTGGTGTGACTTCCGCCTCGAATGACCGCTTAACAAAAGCGGCCATCTCTGGCCGCTCCATGTTCACGCCTTCGCTTGCCGTCATGCTCATCCTGCGCCTCCTCCGCTGATCGCGGTCAAATTGGTCGCCAACCCGACCGGGCCGGGCGACGCGTTTGCGCCCGCGACCTGTGAGTCCTGGGCGACGGCTGCCGCCTGGCTGTCGTCTTCCTCCGTCGCCAACGGTCCAGCAGCCGTGCTCAACGGCAGGAACGTGTCCGCCGCGTCAAAGTCGACCGACTGGCCGGCCGGGAGCAGCTGGGCTGAGAATGCGTTCGCGATCCTGTTCGCGGTCGGCCTGAGCTCGAACCGCCACCACATCTCGCCGAGGGCGGCCGGGTTCTGGTAGGTCATGCCCCACCGGATCGCCATGTTCAACAACACGGCCGGGACACCGAACGCTGTCGCGATCGCTTTCGCGTTGAAGTCCTGTACCTCCAACAAGCCCAACTCTTGCGGGTTGAACGACAGAGGTGAGAAGTCCCAGTTCTTGTCAAGGACGGGCGGTGCGCCGTTGCGGCGACTCGTGGCCTCCATCCATGCCGTCTGGGCGTCTTGCGCCTGTTTCTGGTTCAGATGCGGCGCCGTCAGATTCTTCAGGACTGCGGTCGGGATGCCGCCCTGGCTGACCGTCATTGACTGGTTACCGGCCGCGAGCAGCCCCCACGCTTGCTGCGCGTAGGCGCGCAACGCGGAACAACCGTGCGCACCGTACCCTGGGTTGCGGTCGATCTGGATGACCCTTGTCGGATCCAGCTGGTCGGCTCCGAGCTGGTAGACGCGCTCACCGTCACGGATCACAACCGACGTGTACTGGGACGGCAGCACCGTCCAGGTGCGCGGATACCCGGTCGCGTAATAGTCGGTGACGTACAGGAGCGAGTAACCCCACCCGTACATGTCGGACACCAGTGCGAAGATCGCGTCCGACAACCCGTTCGGGAAGTAGGCGGGGTCGGGGCTGGAGCACCAGGAAGGCTCATAGTTGCCGTGATACCGGAGCGGCATGGCGGCGATCTGTTGCGCGTTCATCTGGATGCACCGGTTCGCCACCCACACCCGTTCCGCCAACCACCCGTTCCCCGGTACGAACTGCTGCGACGCGAGCAGGCCGTTTTCAGCCCAGAAGAACGGGATCTGCGACTGGAACAGGGACATGTTCGTCCCCTCCAACGGTTCGCCTATGTCGCGCTGCACGGTGCCGGCTTGTTCTTGGACACGCTGAAGCGCGGCCCCGTCGAGGCCGAGAAGACGAGCGATACGACCCATTAGTCGGACGCTGCCTGTGTCTCGTCGACGATCAGGGCGCCGGGAAACAAAGAGACCGCGGCAGCCAACGCATCCTTCCGGTTCTCATATCCCTCGCTCGACGACGCAATCGTCAACCCGTTCGCCGCCACAGCCTCAAACCGGAACTCCTTGCCGTGATCCCGGTAGAGACGCACCCTCGTGATGTTCGGATGCTCCGTCAAAAGATCCCTGTCGTCACCGAAGAGAACCTGCCGACAGCAACACCAAGCGCAAGCGTCGCCGCGACCAACGGGGAAATGTCGACGCTCGAATGCTTCCGCGACCAAGCCCACGCATCACCAAGCTGGCGAGTCCGGGCGCCACGAATCGCGTCGCGCAACTCAGCCGACCCCAGATGCGCCAACGTCCCATCCGCCACCATGTCGACCAGCCGGCCGCACGCCTGCGCGTGCTCCTGCGAGTTGACCGTTTCCACAGTGATCCCCAACTCCTCAAGCGCCGGAATCAAAGAGGCGGCCGGCCCGATCGCGTCACACGCGACCACATCGATGTTTCCGCTTTCAACCATCTCAGCGATCCGACCCGGCACCCAAAGCGTCCCCTGCTTCGACTCCTGAATCTCCACATGCCACAGCCTGTCCTGGTTGTAGCCGGCAAACGCAATCGAAGTGCGCCGCTCCGGAGACACGTCGTACGCGAGCTGGTAGTACGGCTGCAACACAGAGTCGGGTTGCTCGAGGCGGTCCCACGCCTCAATCGCGAACACCAACTCCTCAACACCGTCAGTGCGCGGCCAATCACCCACATCGTGGAGCTCGACAGCGGCCGTGCGACGCGGGAATCCTTCGATCTCGTCCATCATCGTCTCCGGCAGGATCAGCCCTTCAGCCATCGACGGGTTCCCCAACGGAAACAACCTCACGTCGCGCAGCAACTCGTCTGTCATCTGGGACGGGTGATCGAACGGCGCCGACCACTCCAGATAGCAGACCTTCGGTGACTGCTCAAGGCCGCGCTCACGAATCCGGGCAAAGTTGATCCCGTACTCGTGAACCTCCTGATCGACAGCCGAGCCCGCGTAAATCGTCTTCACGCCATGCCTACCAGTCGACGCGCGCAACATCGGCTTCTGCGCACCCACCACCTCATCAGGGACAACCATCGCCTCATCCCAGACCAGCAAGTCGGCTGAGTAGCCGCGACCACCGGCCTTCGTCCTCGCCTTGAAGACGATGCTCGTCCCGTCCTTCAGGTTGATCGACTCCTGCCCGTTGGCGTGCTTGTAGCCGCCGCTCTCCTTCACCCGAGCATGGAGATGCGGTGCGTTTTGGATCACCTCGTCAAGGTAGATCTGGTGGCGTTGACAGGTCGCGAACTCGTGCGCGGTATGCACCACAAGGTCGTAACCAGCCGCTGAGCCGAGCTCAAACGCGACGAACAGCTCGATTGCCTGCAACACGACGCCCTTGCCGTTCTGGCGGGCAACGCATAACCCGTCGTCGCGCGACACGAACCGATCGTCATCGTTGAGGCCGAGGATCGCGTCGATCACGAACTCCTGCCACTCCAAGAGTGGATCACCGCCAGCCGCCTTCCAGAACTCGACACACTCCCGGCCAAGCGACCTGGCACGCGGCGGAACCCACGCATACCGCGGCTCAACCATCAGACGATCACCGACACCCGCCGACGCGGACGCCGCCGCGAAGCAGTCGCCCGATTACACCGCCGATGCTCCGGACCACCCCGAGACTCACCATCCGGATGACCAAGATCCCACTTCATCCCCGAAAGAATCCATCCGCCAACCCACTGGCCCTCAATGAACTCGGCGAAGAAGCACCTCTCGCCCCGAGCACACCTACAACCTCCCCCATCCACAATCCGCTTCCAAAACGCCCGATCACGCTGATGCTGACCTCCATAGCCGCGAACCGTCGTCGTCTGGCGCAAACGCACCTAATCCGCCTCGGGGAGAGAGAATCTGAC